CGCCGCACACCCCGACGCGTGCAGCCGTCAGGTTTTCTACCTCGCGCAATCGTACGCGGGCGCCCAGAAGTTCGACAAGGCGATCGAGAATTTCGAACGCCGAATCGCCCTCGGCGGCAACGACGAGGAAGTCTTTTTCTCCCGCCTGCAGCTCGCCGGGATCCACGAGTACTTGGGTAATCCCTGGGTCGAGGTCGCTCGTAAGTACGTCGAGGCTTACAACGCACGACCATCGCGCGCCGAGCCGCTGTGGGCCCTTGCGGTTCTTCACAACGACCACGACGAGCCCGCGGTCGCCGAGATGTACGCGCGTATGGCGTGCATGAAGGCGCGCCCGAAGGACTGCCTTCTTGTCAACGAGTCCGTATACGAGTGGCGGGCCGCCGACGAATGGGCCGGAGCTCTCGGACGACTAGGGCGGCACGACGAAGCCTTGCGGGTCCTTGAACGTCTTTTGACGGTCAAGTCGCTCCCGGACCTCGAACGCAAGCGCGCCGAGGGCAATATCGATTTTATCCGCGAACTTAACGCGGAACGTGAACAGGGGGCGGCATGACCCCCGAGGCATTGGCCCGTTTAACCGAGGCCGGCGCCGTGACGCCGGACGAACAGGTCTATATCGCCCAGGCGGCCATGTTCCGTAAGGGCGGTTTCGCCGCTCTGCGGGATCTCGCCGACGAGTTCGTCGAGGACGACCGGTTGCAAAGATGCCCCTCGCCGCTCCGGTGGCTTTGGGCGGTCGTAACGTCGGTACTTCCTGGCAACCACCTACAATTTGTAACATCGTTGATCCTAGCGCCCCTGGCGTATTGGGCGTTCGGCGGTGTTTGGTGGTGGGCGCCGGCGCTCGCGGCGTCTTCGCCGCTTGTGTTTTCGCTCTCACGGCGGTTCCTGCAAGATGTGCCTGTCGCGGCTCTCACGCTTCTAGCCCTGGGGTTTAGTTTCCACCACAGTACGGTAGCCCTCGCGATCGTTGTCGCGGTGCTCCTATCCGTGAAGGAGGGCGCCATATTCGCCTTGCCGGCCATCGGGGCGGCTTGGGGCGGAGTCGCGGTGCTTCCACCGCTCTTGGCCGGCGTCGAGATGTGGGCGATATGCCTGATGGGTATCTTCGGCCCGAGACGGACCCTCGCGGTATTCCGAACCGCGGCGCGTGGCCACGACACCTCGTACACGCGCAAGAGTCAGAAGGGCGCCCCGCACCGGCTCTTCTTCGATCTCTTTCTCCTTTCCCCTGTCGCGTGCGTGTTCGCCGTTCTCGGCGCCACGCACGCCCCGCACCTCGCTCTCGTGACGTTGGTCCTTGTGGCCGCGCACGCGCTTGCGCCGGTGCGTAACGTTCGCCTGATCGTTGCGGCAGACGTTTTGATTCGCCTTCTTGCGGTCGCCGGAATGGGCGCACCGCTTTTCGAAATACCCTTTGCGCTTGCGGTCGATGCTTTTATCGCCTGGAAGCTCCGAAAGTTTTACGACCCGACTACCGCCAACTTAACGGCAGTACTCGGGATGTCGTAGAAAACAGCTTCGCCGATGGTCGGCGGGCTGCGCGTTTGGATTGAATCGCCGATAGGGCGCGCAGCCCTCGTACATCACTAACACAAGGATTAATTACTTATGGCAACCTACGGTCGCAGCCAAGTCCCCGAAGAGTTCTACGACGTCACCTCGTCACAGCTTCTCGTCCAGCCCGAGCCCCAGTACCTCTACGCGCAGCTTTTCAAGGGCGCGTTGCAGTTGAGCTTGGATCCCGGTGCGTCGATGGGCCTGCAGGTCGCTGGTCGTCCGATCGACGGCGTCAATGCTCCCTACATTCCGACCGAGCGCGATCGCCTCCTGATCGCAAATCCGATGTTCTCGGAGCTCCTCGCCGTCAAAGCCGACTTCAACGCGGCTTACGGTTCGACCCTCCGCATCAACCGCCCCGTGTACGCGAATACCACGTATACCGAGGCCGGCCGTCGAGTGGCGAGCGGCGCAACGATTTCGACGACTCCCATCTCGATCTCGAGCCAGCAAACCAACCTGACCCTGTACCGGTACGCCGGTCCCTACGATCAGGCGAATACCCGCGTCGCCCCCTTCGGCATCGAGGCTTTCGACTCGAACATGGGCGTGCACAATGCCTCGCGTATTCATGCCGTGCACCTGCAGCGAGACTTCGACCGCTTTATCGAGGGCGTGCAAGTTGCGCTGCTCGATTCTGCGGCTACCGCGGTCTATCCGGCGTCCTTCTCGACCCCGGCGGACAACGACGCCACCGCGTCCAACGGCTTCGAGTTCACCTTGAAGCAGGTGTGGGACGTCGAGGCCCAGATGGACACCGCGAACCTGCCGACCTTCGGCGACGGTTTCCGCGCTCTCGTCCTGACCCCCAAGCAGCTGCAGGACCTCAAGAACGATACCGGCTACAAGATCGCCGCCCAGTTCTTCCCGCAGTACAGTGTGCTCTTCCCCTCGTACGTTGCGAGCATCGGGAAGTTCCACGTGTTCAAGTTCACGACCAACACGCAGAGCGGTACCGTCACCATCGGCAAGCCCGGTGTGGCGAACTCCTCGGGCGTGGGTATCCAGTACGGCCACGCGATCGCCCCCGGCGCCCTCATGGGCGGTATGGGTCGCAAGCCCCGCGTCATGCCGGCCAGCCAAGACAACTACGGCGAAACCGCCCTCGTTATCTGGCTTGCGGATCTCGCCTTCGGTCTCGCGAACAACTCGTTCGTGTACTCGATGCGGTCTGCCTAAGGAACGATCATGGCCTACCGACGCTATAATTACCTCCCGACGACCCAGAATCTCACGGGCGTCACCACAGGAGCCCGCCTCCACGGCAGCACTCTGTTCATCGGCGAGCAGGACCAAAAGGTTTCGGCGCTCGCCGCGCAGATCGTCGCCACTTTGACGATGACCAACGCAACGCTTAAGGCGCAGTGGCAAGGATCGAACGACAATAGCACGTTTACCGATCTCGCCCACAGCCCCGAGAACCCCGTCGGCATCGCGTTCCTGACCTGCATTGCAGGTGCGGGGACGTCGGCGACGATCGGCGTTGAGGCGCCTGCCTCGGTGTTCGCTTACAAGTACGCACGTTGCGATCTGATCTGGACGTCGACCACGGCCGGAACGACCAACGACGTCGCCACATTCGGATACAACGTCCGCGGCGAAGACTAAGGGTCCACATGGCCCTACTCGAAAGTGAAATCGAGCTCATCAAGTACGAGCTCGGTTGGAACACGCTTTCGGTAGGGTCGGAACCCTACGTCGGCATTGCAGCCATTTTTAACCAGGTCGTACAGCCTTACCTGCTGAGCGGCCTAATTACCTCGTCGGCAACGGTCGTTACCGCGACCACTTCTCCGACGCAGGTCGCGTTAACCCTTGCTGCGGTGTCCGGGACTAATACCCAGGGCACCGCGGTATCGGTTCACGTGGGCGATCGACTCGTTATCGACGTTGATTCGGCCCAAGAGTCCGCGATCGTTGAATCGATCTCGGGCAATAACGTAACGCTGCGCCTCTCACTCGCCCACACCGGGACGTATCCGGTAACGGTCGAGGGCGGGGAATCGATCGTTCGCTCTATCCTCCGGAACTGCCGGGCGGTAGCCGCGAAGATCGAAGCGGCAGTCGGGCGCGCGGGGATTAAGAAGGTCGACGAGATCGAGTTCTTCCCCTCGACGGCCGGCGGCGGCTCGACGGTGTTCGGCGAACTCTCGGCCCTCCGCACCTACTGGCGCGGGGAGCTCTACCGCGTGCTGTTCGGCGTAGGCGACCGTAGCCTTATCGGCGGCGGGCGCGGCGGCGGGGCGATCTCGGTCTACTAGTGGACGCCCGGGCTCTAAAAAGCCTCGGCGATCCGGTTTGGGGATGCCAGGGCGGTTTGCTCAGCGTCGCAGAACTCGAGGCCCTTATGGGGCTTTTGGCGTCGGCGCTGAGCGAACCGCTTCGAGTCCTCGAGGTCGGCCACTATTTCGGGCTTTCGACCTGTGCGATCGTAACGGCGCTTCGACAGCGCCCCGGCGATTGGTCGATGCTCTCGCTCGACGCGCACATCGCTGACCCTTGGGTGCAACGCCCGGCGGCGATAGTGGACTTCGAGCGTAATCGGTCGACGCTTTTCTCCGACGACCGGTTGACTGTCTCGTACGAGCGAAGCCAAACCCTCGGCAGCGACCTACCGTACGACGTCGTTTTTTACGACGGCGACCACGGCGAGGAGCAACGCCGTTTTACTCGGGCCGTAATCGAGTCCCGAGACCCAAAGCTTTTTATCTTCGACGATCGGAACTTCGACGTTCCGAGCAAGTGCTGTAAGGACCTCGTCGAAGCCGGTTGGCGGGACGAGTCCCCGCCGTACTGCCGGGGGGGCGGCGACAAGGCCAATCCCTTGACCATGACCCTAGGAGTCTTTCGCCGATGAGCTTCGTTAGCGACATTCTCCCGGAGATCGACTCAATTCGCGGCATTACCGGCGAGTTCGGCCTATGCGGCACGACTGTTACGGTTCGCACGCGCACATGGTCCGGCGGGCAAGTCGGACTGGGCACGGCGACCGATACCGACGTTCTTCTCAAGGTCGGCGGGCAAAACCCGAAGTGCCGACGTGTCGCCTACAAGGAGACGGTCGCCGGCGGCGGGAAGTACCAAGAGGGCGATTATCGAATCGGGCGTATGACCGCGGACTTCCCCGGAAGCGCGGCGACGTTCGCGATGATCAACCCCCCGACGGTTGCGGGTACCGAGGTCTATTACATTCTCGTCGGTTCCGACACGCCTGCGGCGGGTATGCCGTGCACGGTCGTCGGCGTTGAGGGCGATCACCCCCTGCACATGAATCTCGTAGTGCGGCCGACCGGCGCCGTACTCTAGTGTTCACCGTTAAGATCGATACGACGAGGGTTCAAAGGTCGCTAGAAAAATACCTAGTCGACTTTCGCCTCGCCGTTGAGGCCTCGGTGCGCGAGGCTCTTGTCGTTGCAGAATCTACCGCCAAAGCGGCGATAAGCGCCCAAACAAAATCCCGAACGGGCCGCCTTTTGAGCGACGTCCAAACGATCATCTCCGGCCGTGGCGGCGGGGATAGTCCAGAACTCTTTTCCAGCTTTCGCGGGCGATTGAAGTTTCGCGCCCCGTACGCCGGCTACATCGACAGCGGCACGCGGCCGCACATCATCCGCGCGAAGGACGGCGGCGTCCTATCCTTCGAGCTCGGCGGTAAGCGCATCTTCGCCCGGAGCGTCAAGCATCCCGGCACGCACCCGCGACCGTTCGTTAAGCCCGCTTCCGAAGCCGGGCTCGCAACTCTCGAGGCGTCCTTGCGGACGAGAATCGCAGCGATCCGCCTATGACGACCCCTTTCAAGTACGGCGCGGTACAGTACCCCCTCCCTTCGCAGGACTCGGGCGCGTCGCTCCTTTCGGTCGCCGATCCGCTCATCTCGACGCTACTTGACTTTTTCTCGTACCGCCTGACGGCCTACCTCGGCGACGCGCTTACGAGCGCCGCGGCTTCGGGCGGGGTCGTCATCGCGAACACGGTCGAGTCGAAACTCTCGATCGACCCGACGGCGATTGCCAAGGCCGATCAATTCAAGTTCCCGCTCCTTGCGGTGTGGCGCAAGCGTTCAGACCACACCGACAAGACGACGAACTGGCATAGCTACCTTTCGAAGTTGGGAATCGCCTACATCCTTCCGCCGATGAATGCGGCGCAGTCGATGCACATCTGGCCGATTCTCCACGCAGTCAACGACGTAATCGATCATTCGATCATCGTCGGGCACGACGCCGGTTTCGATAGCGATACGCGCGTGTTCGAGGAAAACAAGACCGGACGATCGCGCCTTATGCGCTGCGAGTTCTCTCGCTACCCGTTCGGCGACACGATGGACTTCCAGGCGTGGACCGGCGAGCTCGAAGTTACGGAGCTCATGCGGCCGACGACCGACGGACTCCCAACGTACACCGGCAGCGACCTCACAATTACCGACGGGTCCGTGCAGCCAAATAACCCGATCGAAGTGATCGCAATGAAGGTTCCGAGTTCTACATGACCCCTGCCAGTATTCGCGTAAAAGCCGTCGACGGTATTCTGTGCCCGGTGCCCCGTCTCTACGGCAATGTTTGCCGGTACGTGGGACGGCCGAACGGCGCGGGCCTCGAGGCGACTCTGCCCTTCGAGGAAATTCCCTCGAAACCCCGTGATGTTTTCCAAGAAATTGTCCGGCACGTGCGCTTCGGCGACCTAGAACCGGCAGACGAACCGACTGCAGTCTATTGCGGCGTGAAATTCAAGGCCGCCGCTAAACCCGCCAGCACGAAAGGCTCCACTTAATGAGTATCGAAGTTACCGGAATCCCGGCGAACTACGCCACGCCTGGCGACTTTATGCAGTTGAGCTTCGGTGTCGGCCAAGCCGGCATCGGTACGGGCCAGTATGCGGCCCTGCTGATCGGCAACATGACCTCTTCGGGTTCGGCGACGCACTCGACCGTCGTATACGGTCCGAGCTCGACCGTCCCGATGCAATCGGAGACTGACGTAATTGCGCTCTTCGGCCCGGGTTCGGAACTTCATCGTATGTGGCGACGTTTCCGTCGCGTGAATACGACCACGCCGCTCTACGCGATCGCGACCAGCGATTCCGGCGGCACGGCCTCTTCGACCACGATCGTCCTCGCGACCAATGCGACCGCGAACGCGACGCTTCGCGTGTGGCACGGCGACGATGTTTGCGACTCGACGATCGTTTCGGGCGACACGCCCACCACGGCCGGCGACAAGCTTGTCATCGCAATCAACAATAAGACCGAGTGGCCTTTCACGGCCGCGAACGCAACCGGCACCGTCACCCTTACCAGCAAGTGCAAGACCCCGCGCGCGAACGAGCTTCGCGTTAAGGCCGCTATCGTTCTGCCGACCGGCACGATCGCGATGACCGTGACGCCCAATGACACCTCGACCGCCTTCACTTCCGGCGCGACCGAGGATTCTTGGACGACCGCTCTCGCCACGATCCTTCCGACCCGATACTACTACATCGTAAGTCCCTCGACTAACCTCTCGGGCACGAATTTCGACGACCTCGTGACGCAGGTCCTCAGCCAGGCGCTTCCCGCAACGGGAATCCGGCAGCGCGTCATTGCGGCATCTGTGGACACGCAGGCGAACGCATCTACTGTCGCGGCGAACTCCGGAATCAACAATCCGAGGGTCCAGATCTCGCAGCTCTACAAGTCCGAGTGGACCGCGGGGGAGATGGCCGCACAGAAGGCTGCCGTCCTCGCGACCTTCGAGGGCGTGCGGTGGTCGTACAACTTCCGAGACTTCGGTAAGGGTACGGTCGGCGATGTCGATACGAACCAGTTTTGGAAGATCAACGCCCCTTTCACGCAGAGCGCATGGCCCACAGCGACCAGCATCGAGACCGGCCTTAACAACGGCATCGAGCCGATTGGTGTAGTTTCCAGCACCGGCGGGACTTACGAGACCTGGTCGACTACCACGAAACACAAGAACGGCACGAACTTCGACTACCGCGCGCGCAGCTCGCACGTCGTGTCGGTCCTCGATCGCTGGGCCGACGAGCTCGGGCAAGCCGCGGCGGAGCGCTTCGGCGCGAAGTCCCTCATCGACGACCCGAAGAACGGGGAGCCGGTGCCGGACCCGAACGTCGTGTACCCGCGCCTCATCAAGAACCTTATTTTCGAGAAGCTTAACAAGTACGCTAACGTGTACTTCAAGAACGTCGAGGTCATCAAAGCCGCCGTCGACGTGCAGCGCGACACCGACAACAATAACCGCCTCGGCTGGCGTATCCCCGCGCGCGTCGTGGACCTCTTGCTGCAGAACGTCATCAGCATCGAAGACGTTTCGACCACCCCCGTCTAAGGAACGAACTAGAACATGGCACTTCAAGAATACAGTTCCTCAGCGGTCTACATCAATAACTCGCAGCTTACGGAAAACGCGAACGTCACGATCGATCGCGAGTCGGGTTTTCAGCGAGTTCTGACCATCGCGAAGGGGTTTGCCGGTGTAAGCCCGGGTGCCCGTCTCGCGATGATCACGAT